GACTCTACATCTAACTCGTACTTACCATTAGAGAATCTTAGAATACCATTGAAGTGCTCCAACATAGAGTTTACATTGTTAAAAACAGGAGTCTCTGTTCTGATTACAGCATTAGTCTGGTGCCTAGTAACCTCTCGTTGATCATGGGTTTGCCAACCCATATACCGCCAGTATTTTACATCATCAGAATCATATAAATCATACCCATTTATTGCAAAGCTACTAGTTCCACCTGCTTGTTTAAACTGCTTAACTACAGGATTATGATCAGCAGAAGAAGCCTCCTCGGTACCTGATATAAATACAGCCGCAGTAATACTAGTATTATCTGCTCTAACTATACTCAGACCGCTTAAAGCTGTTAGCCCATCCACAGTACTGGAGGATATAGTACCTGTACTACCCGAATTAATATATAGCTTGTTCAAGAAAGGGGACGAGGCATCTTTTCTGTAAAAAGCTTGCCCCGTTTCAAATTCTTTCCAGTCATTCCATTGGTAACAAATTTTACCAATACAGTCTGTAAAAGTAACTTGTTTGTAAGTAGTGCCTAAATAAACTATACTCTCTATCTTCTTTACTTTACCTTGCCACTGGAAGTACTCCCCCGCCTGTGGTTGTCCTGCTGGAATTATTGTACTAGTGAACCATTCCTGCCCTAATACTAAACTAGTGGAGTTAGCAACAGATAGGGTAATATCAGAACGAGTATCACATAGTCTAGCAGTTTGTTTAAAAGTCTCTAAGCGAATGTCTTTACCTAAGTCCAGACCCCTGCCAAATCTCTCATTCTGTAAGTAGTCTAGCAACTGTATTGCAGGATTTATTGAAACTTTCTTATCGCCTATAGGTGAGATTTCGTACGTATCCCCTATTAATGGTTGGAAATCGAAAGCAGATGGAGTTAATACAGCCCCTGCACCCCCTTTACGTGTAAACACCATAAACATGCCAGCAAGGATAGAAACTTCTTTAGTAAGTGTAACCTGTGTACCCGATATACTGTGAATTCTAGTACCTGAAGGAATCTGATTCGGAAACGTAATCCTTGCCGCCTCAGTATCTGTGATATAGTCTCCAGGAGCAAGATTTGTTGTTATATTCAGATTTATAACCTTAGTATTATTAACAGACGCGGTCAGTTTGTGCTGACTAGGGGTAGTACCTGTAGTAATGATGGAGTCATTTGAACTATCAGTCGAGGCAGTAGACCCTACAAAAGCAACTCTACCAGTGCCCCCTGTGTAAGCAACTATCTCTCTTTCCTGTGATTTTACGGTACCGTCTGTTTCTTCGTGACTCACTCTAATAGTATGATTATTGTAGAATCCCACAGTAGAGGATGCAGTATCGTTTAATTTTATAGCATTAAGTACCACAATCTTAGCAACCCCACCCTTATCTAGATTACTAGTACCTAGGTTATTTATGGTGGTGGTGGTTCCTGATGTAAGTATTTCTGGTTGAGACTGGACTAATTTACGAGTACCAGCTTCGTCATTAGTACTTATACCGTCGCCTACTAAAGAAACTATTACTACTCTATTATCAGATGCTCTGTCAAACTCCAGTATGCTTTGAAGTAGAGTACTAAGCTCAGTAACGTCAACCCCCGCACCTGAGGCATTGTTAGCTATAACAGCTTTGCCTGCTCCAGAGCTGGTATGGACCGCCTGCTCTAGTATATTTGCGCTGCTTAAGGTGCCTATGTCTACCTTGTGATCCCAAGTTACCAAGCGGAATCTATCGTTAGAGCTAGAGGAGACACCTGCTTTTACCATATAAAAATCGGTTTCCTCACCAATAGTTAAGTTAACCCTCTTGTTGGGGTCACTTGGGAAACGAAATTTAGTAAATAAAGTTTCTCGGGCATCCACATAAATGTACTTATCCACAATCTGTACATTTTGCGCCATAGCACTACCACTAGTAGTATAGAAATCTACCTTATCCCCTAGCTTAAATTTTGCTGCTTGAACATCGGTAGTTAGGCCCCCAGAGTAGGCAGGGTTAGGGTGGGGCCTATAAGAAAAATCATAGTTGTACTGCTCTATCTCTCTACCTCTAACTACGAAATCCATAGTAGGTATTGTTACGTCGCCATCCTCAACTATAAATTTTGCAGCCACATACGCAGTATCTAATAATCTATGATTTGAGGTCCAATATTGTTTACTATTTTCGGCTGAATCTTGTAGTTTAAAACCTTTCCCAGCTACGTGACCGTCTGCAGCAATTGCTGATATCATATCATCGGATCTTTGATGTGCTCTACCCGCATGAAAGTTAAGAGTTGTCGCGATAGGAGTCTGAAAAGTAGTTTTCTTTTCATGAGTTACTCCTGTACTAGAGTTATCCTGCAGGGTATCAGTGACACTTAACATGTACCTGTAGTACATTGCGTCCCACAGTGCTCCGCCAAACATACCTCCTCTATGCGTAGTAGCACTAGCATAGGCAGACGCATCAATTAGTGCGGTTTTCTGTACAAAGGCGGCGGAACTCATTGTGTCGCCTCGGTCCATACGGCCTTCACACGCTGCTCCTTCATTGGAGTCTGAGTTACCTGATCTATCAGTACCGTCCTGCGCATCTACACATATTCTAGGCTCATCATCAATATAAATATCTAACAGCCCACTAATTTCGCCCTCGCATAGTGCGTATACCGCGTATATTTCATTCGCAGCGTCTGCTTTAGTATCCGCAAAAATAGGTATACTATCTATTCTATTAACACCATATACTACAGGAAGATACTTTGCTTCTAGATTAAGTTTTAAGTCTACATCCCTATCTACAGTTACTCTATACTCTTTTAACTTCTTTTTAAGCCCAAAAAGACCAGAGCTTTTCATCTTGTACCTAGTTTCTTGGACTTGGTAGGTAGCCATCATATTTATAGCTTGCTCGCTATGCATGAATCCGTAGTCGTTTCCGTACTCATACCTATGCAGAGCATTTCCATCAATTTGTCCGTTGGTGCCAATTGCTCTATGTTCACTGTCTGAAGTTATTCGTCCATTGACCCGGACGAAGTCGCCCCAATGACTAGACATACTCCAAGTCATTGTAGACTTAGAAGTAGGATCTTCTTTAAGTTTTCCCTTACTTATTATACCTTTAAATATTAAAAATGGTGTGCCTATTATAACTCCAGTATCCGGCACTATATGAGCTTTATAAATAAAAACTTCCCTATTAATATAGCCATTGTAAGTAGCATCTAAGGGATCATTAAGTAGTGCTGCGACCTCATCTGTTGTGAGTGTGATAGTATAAGCACTATTATTACTAACATTACTGAATACATAGCTAGGATTGTTACAAACAGCAGTCATATTATTATTAGTAAAGTTCTGAATAGTTACAGACGAATTATGATTAGCGTCGGAAGTGTTACTATTATGAGTAAAGGTTATTTTATCACCTTCCGAAAACCCACTCTCTACCCAGGTGTCCCCCGTATTTAGCTGTACTGTTACTATTGAATTGGCACTAGTAGAGCTAATATTAATACTAGCTCCCGCAATAGTAGAGTTTAAAGCTATAGAAGATATATCTATACTTAAGTTAGAAGCTTTTGCCTCTGTTGTCTCATTGATAGATCCTACTTTTAAAAGCCTATTAGCAACATATGTCTGTGCTCCATTGGCTCCTCCTGCTAAGTCTACGCTACCATCATCATAGCTGATATTAAAAGAACAGTCTGTCAAATAAGAATAGTCACTACCTGTTTCTGCGGGCTTACCGCTTACCGTAGTAACGACTCTTTCAAATTTTACTAAATGTGCATATAGGAAAGCATCCTCATTTAAAAGTGACGTTACTAGGCTATTATCTAAACTTCTTATACTCATAAGTATTCTTCCAATTTCAAACTAAACTTGTACAAATTATCAACATCCAAGCTGTACGTACGTACGGCTTTAGGAAGTATTACTTTAAACCTAGGATTCTGAAAGTTTAAAGTGCTTCCACTACTAACACTACGACTTAGCGGAGGGCTTATACCTAATCTCATATGAGCTACAGCAGGCTGAGTTACACTATAGTTAGTGCGCGTTTCTACATAAGTAATCATGTAAACTTTTGTATGATTACTATCACTAGTATCATTTATGGTAAATATCTCACCAGGAGACGGTAAAGCTGTTGCTTCTACTCCCCCTACCGCAGTAACATTCCAGTTAGGAGACCCTATCAGTATACTTGATGTTCCCGCAGCGTGTACGCTAGCTCCTTGAGTAGCAAATTGAAATACAGCACCACTGTTTATAGCCCCATTACTGTTAGTTAGAGTACTTAACCAATTTGCGTTTTTAAGAATACTATACTGAGGTAGCGTTACAAAGAAGGGTGTAAGAGGCCCCTGCTTCATCATTAGAAAGCTATTTACAGGATCAAACTCATCTCTTGTCATAGGATTATACCCTATGTCTATTTTCCACCTCTGCCCTGCTACAGCTCTAGCGATCACTCTTTGTGAATTTGTTCTGCTAATCAGCGTGTTCTGCTCAGAGGTCAGTTTAACAGAAGCAAAGCCAGGGCCTAAGTCTCCCACCCCTGCAATTACATTAGCACCACTAGTGTGTCTCTTATACGACGGATCTGGAAGTTGGTCTGAAAAAGTAAACTGAGGCATTATGCTCTCCCTACTGCTGGAGTAGTGTAAGTACTTTCATCTATATCTTCCATAAAGTCTTCCCCATAAGAATTTGCTGCTTCTCGTAACATACTGATTATGTTCCCTCTTTGTTCCATTAGTACTGATTCCACGCCAGAAGCGTCTATTGCGCTTATATTAATACTTACGTTTCCACCACCGCCTGCTTCAGCTATATCATCCGAAGGTACTATGGTACCCGGACGATCTGGCATAAACAACTCCGGCCCTTGCTCCCCTACTATATAACCTGCATTGCCTCCCGCTGCTCTATGTTTGTATCCTGAGAATGCTGATTTAAAGTTTTCAGCTCCTCCTGTCCCTTGTGCTCCACGGAAGTAAGCTAATTCTCCTCTAGCTGACTGAGACTTTCCTAAGTCTGAAGAGGTACCTCTTTGCCCCATTGAGACGCTAGTAGGTGTTCCACCACCGCTACCTACTCCTCCTCCACCTTGAAAGGAAGTTCCAGCAATCATACCAAGTTGAGCTGCGCCCATTGCAATTACAGTTCCTGTCATTATAGACGCCCACACTTTTGTAAGATCCATAGGATTAGCATATAACTGAGCAACGGCAGCAGCAGTAGAGACTATAACATTTGCCATTTGCATTTTCTTATTCATCTCGAAGTTTTTACGAGCCATATCCTCTTTTTTCTTTTCCAGGGACTTAATTCGGGCTAGACTCTGTTTTGATTTCCCATCTTTCTTCTTCTCCGCTGCGATTTCCGCATCTATTGCTGCAGTTCTACCTTTGTGGGCCGCATTCATGATCCCGCTAACTGTTGCTATTGCTGCTCCTGCTATTTGGAATCCTGCCTGCATTTTTTGGGCAGAGGAGGCTCCCGCTTCTCCCATAAGTTCTACTGAGCTTATTACAGTACTCATGCCCATGGACACCTGAGACATTAGCTCACCTTGAGGGCCTAGAGCAGCAAAGTCACCTGCCATATTTTTAAAAATATCCTTGCTCTGCCCGTCACTCAAAGTTTTCATTGAGCCCTCCACAGCGCTTATTTCACCTGGCAATGACTTAAGTCTCTCCTGCTGCTCGGAGGTTAGAGGTCCATACATGCTTTCAAGCCCTGCTTGTTCTTTTTGTAGGCCTGCTTTATCCCCTTTCAGTCCGGACATATTCATAGCAAATTGCATGCCTCCAGTAGCAGTTTTAGATCCACCTGCTGCGCCCACCTCACCTGAAAGACGCCGTATTTTAGCTTGCTTAGTAATTCGCTCTTCTATACCTAGAATCCTAAGTTTCTGACTGAGAGAGGCTGCATCTGTGTCATTCTGTGCTTGTGCCAGCTGTACCCTAACACGAGCTATTTCATTCGTTTTAAGCCTTATATCTAGCTCTTCTTGTAGTAGGGTTTTTGACGTACCCTGTAGTCCATTAACCATAGCTTGACTAGTTGCTATTGCATCGGTCTCTTCTTGAAGAGCAATCAGAGTGGCTAATAGTTCATTAGTATTTGTACCCTTGCCAAACAGCTCTTCAAATGTTGCCTGCAGCTCTTCTAGTTTACCAGTCTGTCCGGTTACTCTTTCTATCCCTTCTCCTGCATCATTTCCTGCCTCTCTTAATTGCATTAATGCTGTAATGCCTTTTCTCATATCACCGCCAGCTAAACTATCTTTTACTGAACTTTTTGTACTCTCCAAGCCCTCTTCAAAGAATTTAAGCTGTACATTGGTATCCGTAATATCTTTAGAAAGGGCTACTAAATCTGTACTGTCCCCGTTTACAGCTTTCTCTAGCGCAGCAGCTACCACAGGAGATATCTCGTTTAACCCCTGCATTCTTTTTATTAGTTCCGCAGTGGCCGAAGCCTGATCCTTTATATTCATTATAGATTTAGTATCAAACTGTTTAGTTTCTGTATTCCAAACTTTATACTCTTTAGCAATAGTAGCAAATAAACCCCCAATGTCTGAGCTAGCTAAACCATTAAATGCTTTTGTCCCTCTTTCAGCCCCATTCTTCGCTTGGTCTAACCCAAGTACTATACCTGCTATACTTTTTTCCGAGCTTTTTGCTGACTCTATAAATGCCTTTAAAGCTTGTGCACTAAGTTTAAGTGCATCTGCCGCCGATTCAACACCAGTTGCCCACTCGCCTATAGCACTGTCGTTAAGCATCTGCTCAAACCTGTTACCCTCTACATTTATCTTTACATACCCGTCTGCCATATTACTAATTTCAGCGGTTACTTTCGCATAGTTTTTAGGGTCAGGGGGGTCAGTTAAGTCAAACGTGTCTAAGTTTGACTCTGTAATTATATTAAAAGTCTCTATTAGTCCGTTCGCAGCCTCTTTAGCGGAATTAATAGCTTCCACTATTTTTGTAGCAAAAGATAGCTTAATATCTGTAATTATATTAAGTACTCCTGATTTAATACTATTCCAAGTATTAAGAACAGAATCACCCATACTCAGAAAACCCTTAGCTAAGAAATCTAATACAGGGGCTGTAAAATTCACTATACCATCTGCCATTCTAGCAAATCCAGTAAGTACCGTCATGGGCGACTGTGCAAGCCCCATTACAGCATCAAAGACTAACTTAATTATTCCTATTACGCCTGCGAACTTCAAAGCCCTGTCCATTTGTCTTCCTGCGAATGCGGCAGTTTTAGCCATTCCGACAAACATTATTCTCCCTGCAGCACCTACACCTTTGAAGACTACTTTGGCTCCTTTACCCCATACTACAATTCTTTTGGTCATTCTGCCAAAAGTTGAAGTAGTTTTTGCATTCATTCTATTCATGGCACCACTCAGGCCTGTTACAATCTCTGAGTTAACCTTAGCGAACATACCCCTTACTTTTTTAGTTCCATCTTTTGCATTTTTTTCAAATGCGGTTATAGCTGTTTTAATTCTTGCATTATCTTGGGGGGTTGCTTTACCCTCTGCTGCACGCTTAAGGCTAGGAGAGTCAGCTCCTTGATCTATTGCTTTTTTAGCGAATGCTTGATAATCTTGAGCGCCGCCGGCTTTGGTTGCCTCAAGCTGCTCCTGAGCAACTTTAACTTCGGTAGTAAACTCTTTTAACTCGGCTACAGCTGTATCAAACCCTGACGTTGCATTAGCTGCAAAATCTGTTAACTTTGTATTCATTTCTTCCATAGGAAGAATAGTCTTAAAAATACTAGCACCCAACAACCCGAAAGCGGCTATAGCTGAGGTTGCACTACCTGAGAGCAAGTTAGCAATACCTTGAAACATGGGTAAAAAGAACTCTGTAACTTGTTTTATAATATCATCGAAAGTTTTTGATAGGCGAACGAAAGGGTTAACAGCACCGTCCATGCCGCCAAAGTTCTTTTCGAGCTGGCTTTGGGTTTCTATTAAGACCGCTTGGCTTCTTTGATACGTGTTTAGTTCTTTAGCACTCTTACCAATAGATGCAGCATATTTTTTAGTAGCATCTTCAAGCCTAAGAGTAATACCTAATTCATCCAATAGTTCGGGCTCAGCCTTGGAAGCACCACGAATAAGCCTGTCAAAAGCGTCTTCGAAGTTACGTCCAAGAGCTACAGAAGCTCTTTTAGCACCATCAGCAAGAGCCTCTAGCTGTGCGGGAGAAAACCCTTTCGCCATACCGATAGCAGCTGCTTGTGCGGATTCTTTAAACCCAAGCATGCCGCCACTTGCCTCTCTTAAACGCTGTGTAATACTACCAAGAGCTATACCAGTGTTTTCGGCATAAGATATTTGAGAGGCTTCTAGGTTTGATAAATCTGCAGCTCGTTTGAAGAACTCAAAAGCCGCACTTAGGGCAAATACATTAGATGCAAGAATAGCATAGGCAGGTACTAGCCCTCCCGTCATGCCTTGTTGCATCTTAGAGAAGTTTTTACTAGCATTAGCGGACTGCTTAGACAGTCCTTTCATATTACGATCAGCGCCTTTAGCAGACTTAGCAGTTTTGTCGGAAGCGTTCCCTACTTTGTCCAGCTCTTTAGAGGCTTTTTTGGCTTCTTTAGCAACAACGGAAAGGCTACCGTCATCAGCGACTTTGATACTAAGCTTAATTTCATTTGCCACTATTTCTTTCTCTTCATCTTATCATATTCCCGCTTCATTTGATCTGCGGACTTTTTGACAGCTCGGGCATCCAGCCACTCTAGTATCTCTAAGAAAAAATCATCATCCTCATCTACGCCATAGACTTTCTGGTATGTATTAAGATTTGTGTAATCTTTACCTATATATCCTATATCAGGGTAAATTCTATCCCCTAGTCTATTGAAAGTACTTATAGCACTTATCACTACGTCTGGGAAATCTCCTAAATCTAGTGGGATTTCCTGTATCTCTATTTCATTTCCCATCTGCTCCTGCATTTCAAAATAACGATCAGGAGTCATGCCTTGATCACTCTGCTTTAGCAGTTTCTCTAGGTTTTCTAGGCACAGACTTTGTTGGAGTACTGCGAAAGTTTTCTAAATCGAAGACTACCTCGTTGAGCCAGGTATCAAATTCGTTAGATTGGCTAACAAGTACTTCTGCATTGTCAGGTGTAAACTCTACCTCTGCGGAATGGTCTTCATCACCCACTTCAATTAAAATCAACGTTTCAAGATGCTCTAGTGTGAGGCCTTTCCAGTTCAAGACAGAAACTCTGGAGAACTCTGTAACAAACTTCTCTTCATCCAAAACTTCTTCTACTGCTCTGCTTTTCCTGTTGAATTTTGAAGTTGTACACTTTTTTCGTAAGCCGTTAAGTTCTTTTCTTGATAGATTAGCTACTTCTACTTCGAAGCCCTCTAAGCCTCCGAATTCCACCCAGCTACTTTTACTATCAACTACTAGCTTTTTTAAATCCATATTAGTTATATTCCTTTATTAATTAGTTGTGTAAGTTATTGCGCTACCCAGCGCGATTCGTTCTGTCATTCTCCAACTATACTCTTCCAAGTATACATCCGAGTCTTGCAATCTGTTCGTAAAAGAACAGTTAAAATCAAAAGTAAGCCCTCTAAAAGTTCCTGCAGTACCTACTTTTAAGAGTAAAGCACTATTAGTATCCCAGGTAAGTAAGTCAGGGCTATCTTTTATATATCTAGTAATAGCTCCTGCGACTACTCGCGTTCCTACTGTAAAGTTAGAAGGAAACATAGAAGTGGCTGCATTTGTAGCAGTCACTGCACCTTGTATAGTATCATACTTATTCCAATTAATGTCGTTTTGTATCCCTATACTTAAAGCAACGGTCTGACTAGATATATCAGTGCCTGCAAGAGTCAAGGAGGTAACCTTTGGTATAATATAGGTAGTAGTAGTGGGGTAAGCAGGACTAGGTAGAGTGCCTGGTATTACTTCAACTACTGTTCCCGTTCCAACGGTATTACCTGTTGCAACAAATATATGCCCTACTACATTCTCTGTAGCTCCGACAAGTTTAAAGTCGGTACTAGCTTCTACACTAGTAATGTAAACATACTTTCCTGCTATAGCACTTGCAGCTATACTCACTCCCGTAGGGGTATATTTTGATAGCTTAGACGCTTCTCCAGAAATGCTTAATCTCAAGGGTCTTGATCTATTGATCTCGAACGTCCCATCCTGAATAATGCATTTTTCTAGTTTGAAAACATCTTGCTCAGATGATATGTATAAATCGAAAGATGTGCAATCGAGTAACCGATCGAACACAACTTTGTGTGTTGCTTCCTCCAGAAGAGCTGTATTTAAGCTGAACTCTGCTGGGTTAGCCCTATTTATATTAGAGCCTTCAAAGCCTATTTGATTATGAAGAGTTTTTACTTCATAACTTTTTTCCTGAAAAGACTGGCTGAATGCTATGTCGCTTATATCTATCTTATACTTTATACCACTATGTACAAGGAAGACTTGCGCTTCTTTCTTAAAGATATAATTTGCCATTTCGTCCCTTCATAAGATAAGGGGGCCAAAAAGACCCCCTCACTTTCATACCATATATTATATTTCAATTCACCTGCGGTGTCAAGAAATATTTTTTTACAGTTATACTCCTATGTACTTGAGAGTTACCTCGTCGCCCTCACTCATACCAGAACCTAATCCGTGGAAGTTGGTCTCCAAAGAGATTACATCTTCAACAGAGTGGCTTGGAATTTCAAGGTGAGCATTCGGCAGATTTATTTCGAAACGAGGTTTCGTTGCATCTGTGCCGCCTACTTTCAAGGTAATCGCAAATTTGTTAATAACAGTATTAGTGTCAGAAACTAAGTCTGCAAACAAGTCCCGGCTTCTATTAGTAGCCGCATCTGAGCTTGCCAAGTAACAAGTAGCACTGCCTGTGACAGTACGTGTTCCTGTAACGTGCTCGATTGGTTGGTTAACCTTACCAAGTTCCTCAGGAGTCAAGTAGTTAATATTATTACTAATAGTAACATTTCCACCTGTAATAGCAACTGAGTACGCAGTTTGATACTGAGTATCTGCAGTACCTGCTTTAGTAAACCTAGTACCATCTTGAAACGCAGTCTCTGGCGCCAAAGTAAGCTGTGTGAGTCGATTACGAATAAAGTTACCTGTGTTGGTAGTTCCTTCATCAATAACTGACCACCAGTTGTTACCAGCAGTTGGGTTAATATAGAAACGGTCACTATCATTAGTGTCGATCCATATCGCTCCTGCTCCGTGACTTCCAGATACGGGAGAAGTATTATCTGCATGGTACTTACCAGCAGTAATAGTATTAGTATCATCTGCGTCTTCTTCTACTTCTGTAATTTGACCCGCCATACCAGACCAGTTAATTGTTGCAATACCATCAATATCAAAATCAATGGCTGCTTCATTAACAACAGCGTCTTTCAGCTTGTAGATCAAACGACCGGCAGTTCTATCACTAAATACATAGTATAAGTTAAATGTACCTAAAGATGCTCTACTAGAGTCGAAAAAGTTAATATCCAAAGAACTTCCTGCTACACCCGCTGCACCAGTATCTGCACTAGTTGAAGTTACAGTAAGAGTAACGTTATCTGCAGTAGTTGAACCACCGAGGGCCGCTCCTGTAATAGTAATAACGTCACCTGTTACAAAGCCTGTTCCTCTTTCAGAAATAGTTGCAGTTACATCTGCGTCAGTGCCATCATCAGTAAGAGTAACACTTACTACACAGTTAGCACCATTAGTACTATTAGTACTGGCACCTGTTGTGCTTCCTCCAAGAGTACTATTACTAACAGTAAAGACATAAGGAGTAGCACTTGCTGTACCTCCGTTACCCTCTACTAACCCACCAAGGGTCAAGTTACTAATTGCACCACCGGCAGCAGGGGAACCAAATCTTCCTGTAGTTCCTGTATAGACGTTTTTACCTGCCATTGCAACCCAGAGAGCTTCTTCAACAGCATGGATGCTATTTGCAGTACTATCCGCAATACCTTTCTTCACTGAACCTGTTGTTCCGGCAGCTCCGACTCCACCTCCGTCTAAGTTGCCAGATACACCAGCAGACTTAAAGGGCCTAATGTAAGTACTGAAAGACCACTCAGCAGCAGACAAAGAGTCAGTAAACATTTTACGGCCTCTACGCGAGCGACCTGTTGAGTCCTCCATTTCGTTAAGGGTTATCTCAGAGGCATTCGTGGCCTGAGAGAAACTAAATCCATCAAGCACCGGAACAGACCAGAGATAACCATCTTTTTCCATGTAGAGTCGCGAGTCTCTACTAAAATGTAAATATTCAGCCATAGTTTATCTCCCTATGAACTTGAAAAGACGGGTCGTGAACGTTTGTTCTTGCCAGTATTTTCTTAATAACGAACTTCTATAAGTATTTCGCCTACTCCTAAAGGTTCTAGCACACCTTCATCAGTATCTATACTGATAACTGTGATCTGTTGCGTAAAAAAGACATTATTCATTTTGTCCGTATACGCCAATCTTGAATTATCTTCGATGACGGTTTCGACATCTTCCATTAACTCATTTAAAGCTTCTTGAGCATCATCTTCTTGTACATAACATCGTATTGTTACTGCTAAAAATCGATCCCGAATGCCTGCGGTTTGGTAAAGTCTTGTTTCACTTCCTGCATTTAAGTGAAGGGCCGGAAACTCCTCTACTTCATCCCAGAACTTTAATCTTGGTTCTACGTTTTCACCTACATCAGTGAGGAAAGCGCCTTGGCCATTTATAGTTTTTAACTTAGCTACAAGACCATCAATTATGCGCTTTCTTCGTGAAGCATAAACTCTTGCGGTCATTAAATTCTCCTAGTGTAAAGTCGTCCCATTGCCATTGTTGCTGCTATCTCTCTAATTGACTGATCTATCACAATTCTAGGGTCTCTTTTTGCGTCTGAGAATCTAGTTCCACTAGAGCTCTCGTATACTTGATAGGGGTCTTTCTGGTAAGTGTAGCCCACACTAGGATACCCTTTACTTGTTTGTATAACTTCTGTAACTCTAACACTTTGTGCAAATTTACCTGTTCTGGATTCAAGACCGGGGGCTCGCATGTTGTCAAGAACGGTACCAGGGAGTTTTGTATTAATTATACCTAACATATTATTTAAAGAAATTTTACTTGTTTTAGCTACGTGTTTTTTAGCTTTTGTAAGTGCTATGGGCGCCAAACCGGCTGCTTTCATTCTCCTAGGCTTGGACGCGCCACCGGGCTTTGCTGTCTTCTTCTTCTTTTTAGGGTCTACCTTTGCTGACCTAGCTCCACCCCTTATGGCAGGATCAAGTATGTTTTGTATCTGCTCCCCTATGTGCTGGGCAATTGAAGGCGAGCCTTGTAAGTTTGAAATATCAAAGCCTGCAAAAGCCGCATTAAATAAAGTAGGCGCCTTATTTGTTACTATCTCTTGAAATATCTTACCTAGTTCTTGAGACAAGGCGGTCTTAGCCCCTTGGTTTATCTTCTGGCTCTCCATAGTAAATACAACTTCACCTTTAACACCTTTGAAAGCGTCTACTATAGCGGAGGCATCTGCCCCTACATCCCAGTTAGATGTTAGGAGGTCTTTCTCTAGTTCTACCAGCTCCCTGACAGACATTTTTGCCTCATCTGTTTTTGCATCAATTTTTCTACAGACTAATATCATTGCCTTCAGAGGCTGAATACGTTTATCCTTTGGATTATGCTTTTGTATATCTTTAAGCGCCAGAGCCATTTGTCCAATCAAAATACTAAGGCTCTCATGGCCCATCTCGGTGACCTTTGCCATGTCTTTAAATAATTTACCCATTATAGGTCTGTTGCTTTCTCCAAGGTAACGATACTTGTATCTGTCCCTAGCTCCTCCCTGATTCTCTACGGTATTTGATATTCTGCTACCTTCGTCTTTTGTATAGGTTGAACCGTCAAACTCGAACTCGCCTTTGTCGTTTTTAGCACTGAACGCATACGCTATTTTAAACTGGTTATATTTTTTAGCGTAGTCGCCGTCTAACTTTAAGATATTTTTGGTAACGTCTGCCTGATCAATACCATCTCTTATAAAACTTGACAGTATTGTATTACCTTTTGTCATTTCATCTACGAGATACTGAAGACCTGCTGCGCCTCCGCCGGCAGCTTTTCTACCCTTTCTAACCTCTACTGTACGCGCATTCGCTGCCATCAGAAATTCTTGTACAAGTCTAGGACTCTTTTAATGTGGTCGGGAAATGCTACGTTGTTAGACTGACTTGAGCTACCCGCATTCTGTATACTTGCTCCTTGTATTGTTCTGCGCTCTTTATGCTCGTCCTTAACATAGTAAGTAATTAAATCAATTACTGCTAGTTTTAAGTCTGCAGGGACTGCACTGTATCCGGCAGTGTAAATAATTTTAACTGCGCCAACGCCGGTTGCCCAGTTCTGATACCCTGCAGAAGTAGTTCGAAGAAGACTATCAGTATTACTATCTAAGTAGTATTGGTGAGCTGTAGTAGTAAGTACAGTATAAGAGCTACTATAGTTGCTTCTCTCCTGTACACTAGTTATTGCATTCACGGGGCTTTCAGTAAGCTGAACTATATGAGTCCCCCAATCTATGTTTAGTAATTCAGTCTTTGCAGAGCTATAAAAGTCTACAAAGCTATTTCCACAATAAGTTTTTATTAATTGACTTACAGACGGAATCGTAGTGCTTATCTTTAAATCCTCTTTCGGAGTAGATAAACCCTGCGCGTCTTTATATTCCTGTAATGTTATTAAATCAGCCATAAGTCCATTAATAAAAACTGGGGGAGAGAACTCCCCCAATTTCCATGATTACAAAAGTAATCAGTACTATTATGTGTACTCTGCTCGAATTGCAGAAGTACCAGTAACCAGCTGATTAAAGCCGAGTGACTGTGCAGCAACAATAGCCGTACGCTGACCAGCTACTTCGTAGTCAGTCTCAATGCTAACACCCTTCAAACGGGGGATAACATAGTTGCGGTGGGCAACTGCTACAGCAGCGGTCGTACCAGTAGCACGTGAGATAGCATCAGTGGCAACTACAGGAGATCCGTAAACAGATCCAACCTGACCAATAAGCTTCATCGCTGTGTCGGAACCGACCTCTGAAACGTCAGAGAAGTCTCCGTCGCTGATCAAGCTGAAGTACTCTTCATTGTTGACAATGTAGACTATATCGCTTGGGCTTCTGATACCATACTTGCCCATTTCGGACCTAAGGCTCATGAGCATAGCTGCGGTGAGAGGAACTGAACCATTGTTGTTCAAGTCCGCTACAGTAGCAGAGTCTGCGGCATAAGGACTATTAGCACCATCAGTACCTGTTCCACCTACAAGACCTTTAAAGGCAGTTTGACCAACCATGAAGGCCTGATCAATAGCTCGTGCATGAGCACGTGCCAGGGCAGAAGTAATGATTGGAAGCATAGTAATTACTACTTGCTCTTCAACATCATTCGCGATATAAGTACCAGAAATCAATCGATGAGCACGTAAGATCACGTTACCAACTGAATAGTTGTTGTCCGAAGCGCCCGCTTCTTCCAACAGGTTGTTGACAGTTTCAAGGCCGGTAGCATTCCAGTTTGCGTTCTCGGTATCTGGAGCTATTGGCATTACAGTTGAGCCAGAATTTACAGCAAGCTCACGGAAGATACCAGCAACGCGCTGCTCTTGCCTGACTTCCTCTTCGAAAGTATTTGCAACAATTACATCAATGTTAGCTGACGTAGTAGCTGATCCATAATCGACTCCGGCTTTCTCGAGTACTGATTTTGCGTAGTCAGTATCCCAGCCTTTTCGAGTAATTTTACCAAGAATGCTAGCATGTACCAGTTCTTGTTTTTGTGCATCAGTCCATTCGGATTGTCCTCGATCTGAGAACACACGCTTGGAATCACGCATCTTAGAAATCTCATCAGACCTCTCTTTAAGATCAGCTTCATGCTCACGCATAATTTGATCAATCTGAGCATCCTTCTCTGCTACTTTAGAGTCGAGGTCTTTGAGCAAACGCTCGGTACCTGATTCCATAGCAGAGATTACTGCAGATTTAACTTCTTCCTCTTGCTGGGACTTAGCTTCTGCATTTGCAGTTGCTTGGTCTTCAAGATCTTTTTGGGCAGCCACTTCTGTGGCTTTTTGCTCGGCTTGCTTCATTGCGATTTTAGCAGCAGTTTCCTCAGCTACTTTTTTAGCAAAAGCTTCCAAGTCAACGGGTTGAGTTGTCTCTTCAGACATTTGTATCTCCTTTTGGACTTGCGTCCCGTCACTAATAGTGAAAGTTTTTTTGAAATCCTCATACTCTGCCATAGAGTCAAAAGATTTCGCTAGTGAAAAAGTAGCTGACTGATTACACGGTACCGATACTACCGATACTTCAAACAACTCAGCGTCCTTTATTCTTAATCCGTCGGTTTCCTCTAAATAATCAGCGTCCTTGACTCGAAAACCAACAGAAAAGGCTCCAAGAACACCGTCTTTAACTAACTCTGCTACATCCTTAGCAGCCTTACTGATTTTCGCAGTAAGTTCCAATCCATTTTCAGTGCTCTTTAAACCAGTAGCTCTTCCAATAGGTCGGTTGTAATCGTGATTGAAAAGAATAATAGGATTCTTCTCGAAATTATTCAATCCACCTTTAGTCCATGCGTCCGCAGAAATAGAATCGCCCGCGCGATCAAAATCAGCAGTACTTGCCATGCCGCGAATCATAATGCTACCATCATCCTCGGTATGAGACTTAAAAGTAGAGGTGAGATTAAATATCTTTTCCATCTACCACCTCGCTTTCCGCTTTACTAGCGGGCTTTGCCTTATCCATTTTAACTGCAATAGTAGGCTTTACTTCTTTTTCTACGGGCTTCTCAGTTGAGATGCCACTCATAACATCACCACGATGCCACTGAGTAGTGCATTTGACCATCATAGACCATGATCCAAATATTCTTTTAATATGCTTTAAGAAGTATTGTGGCGGCCTACTAGAGTCCTCATTAAAGTCTCTAGAGTTACCAATATAGCCTTTCTCAGCAAAGTACATTGCCATAGTAGCTGCCAGGGCTTTTTTCTGTTTCGATGATCCTGCCATTATTCTTCCTCTTCTTCCTCGACGGGCCTGCCGCCTTCGTCTGGATTTGCTGCGCTACCTGCGATGTTTGCAGGTATACGTACTTCTTCCCCTCCTGCTACAACTTCGTAACCTAGGGCCGTTCTGGCTTCATTAGGGGATATGATGCCCCCATTAACTAGTGAAGTATAGTAAGAGGACTGGTCTCTGAGTTCAGGCTGTAGAGCAGGAATATCAGTGATATCTTCTTTAATTGTAAAACCAAAAAATCTTTCCATCCCAAAGTTGATTTTCCTAACAATAGGAAGTATAGTCTCCAAATAATATAATCGTAAATTTGGGCGAATGTTGGCATTGTTACCAGAGTCCAAAAGTATTGGAGGGACTCCGAGCGCCTTTAAAATTATCTTTTCATTTTCAGCTATGGAACTTTGAAAATCCAAATCTTTAAAATTTACATTAGATAAGGCATCAACCTCTATACCACCGTCCAGGATTAAAGGTCTACGCCCTCCTGCATCCGGCTTGTATCGTGCACCCCAAGACTGGATCATACGTTCTTTGATCTTCTCGGATAAAGTATTAGGGCTTTTAAGTACCAGCCCTGGTACTGCCCCATTCTTAAAGAAGTTATCTTGGAATTTGCGCATAGACCCCATGAGCTGCATAGTACGCAGTGCGGGACTAAGCCTAGGAACCCCCCTGTAGATTGAGTAAAAGGAATTTTCCTTTATATGTATAATCTCTTTGGGGGAATATTCTATGGTCTGAGAGAAGGTGTACTTCTCAACATAAGTATCCTTACTGGCATGTATTGTTACTTTACTGGAAGGCAGATGGTACAGATGAACACCATCGTAATAGATAAATATGTTACCATCAAGTATAAAGTCTGTTATTAGATTACGCTTGAAGGTGTTAATATCTTGAAACAGGTTAGGCTCGTGATTTAGAAGTAGATCAACCTTGGATCTTTTTATTCCTTTAATTACACCATTAAGACGGGTGTTGCCTGATATAATACTAGGTATTTCTGCGGAGTCGTCTACAATCATGTTCACTGCACGGTTTACAATTTCGAGCTCTTCATATTGTCGCTCGTAACTGACAGTAGGCTCCCTCGACGTTTCTGTCGAGACTCCCATGTATTCCTGGGCGGGGTTTAGTTTTTCCTGCACCTCCCCACCAAAAATATTATTATACCATGCCATTATGCTTTTCTCTTTGAATCTCGACCCACCGCATTTGTTTCTTTGCTGTGCCTAAACCGGGGTCTCTACCGTATACTTTGTGTAACTGCACATGGTGCTTGTGGCACAATGTAGCAGTATAATCGTACAGTTCGGCTCTATACTTCTCTATAAAGTCATCTCTTATTGCCAGGATGTATTCTGGGTTAAGGTTATTGTCCTTCAACCACTTATGCACTAGTGGTGCAAGGGTGTAGAAATGGTGAAAGTCTAGCGGCTCTGTCACGTCACAAATCTCACAAGCCGAACCCTTTTCGTAGTCGTTCTTTGCCTTATCCCGTATATATTTTACTACATCTCGTTTTAATCTAGTCATCGGGTTCTTAAGATTTCTATTTTCAGTAAAAGAATTATATCTAGTTTGAGGTACTATGTCAAACACTATTTTTGAGTAGGTATCCTAAAAACTTGTTGCCGAAGTCTCGAATGAGTATAATGCATACCTTAACGCGTCCGCCATGTGCGATGCGTAATTGTGCTTCGGCTTCTCTCTTGCTAGGTTAGGGTTGGCGTCCCACTGGTATTGGTCTAACGCAGACAACGTATGATTACAGCCTTGCTCAACAAACAATTTATTATTATCTACTATTGCAGCAACGTGACCAATACCATCAAGTACGGACTTCTTGGCGTTCATAGTGGAGATGTCGTAGTTTTGTGCAAAGTCAAATCGAGTCTGCTGTGCTGCTGAATCGATGTAAATATAGTCTATATCCCATTTCGTTATCAAAGCCTGAATCTCTTTGGCGTGCTTTTCTGTTGTCTGCTCTGCGTCCAGGTACTCGTCGAGTAAGTAGTACTTCTCAGTATCCCAGTCATAGGCAATTACACAGAAGGCGGTAGGGTCTCTATAGCCTACGTCCAACCCCGCGAAGACGTCCATGTCTGTAGTGTCAAACTCACTACCATTTAGAATGCACTCTTCGTGGTCGAACGTCCATATCTGACCTTCGTAGGTATTGAAGTCAGCTTCGTACTCTTGCTTAAACTCTGCTTCGGACATAGATTTTCTAGCTTCCGCAATATCGCTTTCAGACATGCGAGGGTTATCTCTATAAGTAGCTCGAATAGACGCCCACTCAGGGAACTCTTCTGAGAAGCCCCTCCAAAAGAATTCAGAGAACCAGTTGCTTTTTCCACGAGGAGTTGATATAAAGATTGCTTTCGAATTTGGTTTATCCAATGTAGGACGTAGGGCTACGTTAAATGCATCCTTTCCATCCGCTAGGGCCGCCTCATCAAAGATGATTAGGTCGTAAGAGCGGCCAACGCAAGAATCAACTTGGTTGACTGAACCCATACGAATTGTCGAACCGTTAGATATTTCAATTACTTTATCCTTCGCGTTATCTTTCGTAACTTCTAAATCAAAATGCTTTATGAGAGTTCTTTGCAGGTCAAAAGAAATCTGAGACAAGGCGTAGTTCGGTGACATTATCAGTATGTTTGAATTGGGAACCAGAGAGACAAGTTGTCCAATTATATTTGCGATGTAGGTTTTACCCTGCCTCCGAGATACCGCCGCACATACAAAACGGTATTTCGGATTGTTGATCGCATTAATGATAGCCTTTTGTGAATCTAGAGGCTCTATGCCGAGCATCTCCAAATAAGGAGATACTGGTAGTTTGAGAAACCTCGTCTCAGATTGATAATCGAATAGTCGTTCTGCAACTATATCTTTCCTGCTAATCTCTATTGCCATTTATTACTTCTTATTTGATGAATATGCTTGACTGCCGAAAAAGGCTGCCACTATACCGGCCACGGCTACAAAGTATGTAGGTGCCATAGAACCCAGTGTTTTCTGTGCTTCGTCTAACCCCGCTAGGGATGCTAGCACTACTGCAAAAGGGTAGAGTAGTAATCCACCTAGTGCAAACCAAGTCATCTTTCTTTGAGCATCACGCATTGCATCTGCGTCTTCTAGCTCCTTACGTTTAAATTCCAGAAACATCTCTTCTTCAGTCTCTGAAACCTTACCATCCCCGTTAGTATCTGCAGGATGCGCCTCGCTCATTTCTTCTTCGCTTTTTTCCTCTTAGGGTGCTTTGAACCCCTCATCATTTTCCCGTTGGCCATACGATGATAGCCTTTCTTACCCTTCTTCTTACCTTTTTTCTTCTTACCCTTCTTCTTTCCGTAAAGCATATTTACCCCCTATACTCTTGTCCATACTGTGAACACTCCATAAGCTACTACCCAGAGGAACACTACGGATAAAACAATTACGCCTAAAAAGTTCATTAACTCTTTCATCTCTTTACGCTTCTTTCTCATTCGTGCAACGTCTTTCACATGCTGCAGTCGCGACTCTTCCATTCTTGATTTGATGGACGTATACAAGTCGTACTGACCCTGCATCATACAAATGTCTTTCAACTGCTGATCAAAGTTAGCAAGTTGTCTCTTTGCACTCTCCATATCAAGTGCTTCTTTATACGACATCTTACCCGTCTTCTTTACTTCTACGTCTCTTACTTTTTCGTCAGCTTCTGCCCACTTACCCACAATAGAAGATAGATTGCCTTTCGACTCCTTAACTGTAGCAATGCCATCGTTAAGAGCCTTAAGAGCAGACAGTACTAGTGCCACTTCTCCGATCACTTTAGTTCTCTAGGGAGCCCCCTCTCTACCCATTAAGTAGTGTTAAAATTATTCCTCCTAAAAATATGATTACTGTACCTGTTGCAGTTAGTAGCATGCTAGTTAACTTGTCCATCTTTTGTTCCATAACTTCAAGTCTTAAAAAGATGGTCTTCCATCGCTCTTCGCACTGTGCTTCGTGTGAAGCGAAGCGTGTCTTTAAGTTTACGTCATCCGTCGACCGTGACTCCATTTAGTAGTTTATCCATTAACTTGCCGTAATTACCTTGACCAAATGGAATTCCCTCATTAATCTGAACATTTGTTTGATTTTTGATATTGGAACCCTCTGCCTTTTCAAGATCCGCTTGTGCTTTAATCTCGTCCATACGCATCTTATGTGCCATTTGTAATAAGTCTGCCAAGTCCTTGCTAGAATACACGCCACTTTCTTGGGCCTCTTCCAGCTTTGATTGAATCATCTCATCCAGTAAGGATGCAATGTTATTTTTATTCCGGTACCCAGTATCTAGGTACACAGTATCGATGTACTTCTTAACTTCCCGTCGATTTAAAATATCAACTACTGTTTTTTCTGCGACTTGCAAATGCTCACAAACGCCCTTAATATTACCAAGCGTTAAGTAAGATGCTGCTACTTCAAGTCCTTCAGGTGAAATGGTTGTTATCTC